CAGCAACGAGCGCCTACGGTTCCGGCTGAAAAATGGTTTGGAACTGACAGAGCAAATCGAAAGGACACGACGCTGATGGGAAATCGGAAGCTGCCATTTGGGTATCAAATGCGCATGGGCGGGATCGTCCGGAACGAGCCAGAGGCCAAAGCTGTGCAGGATATTTTCCTGCAATATACGCTCGGCGCATCGCTGAAAGAAATCGCAGAACAGATGAGCAAGACTGGCCCCGCCTATGACGAGGGCAAGAGCTGGAATAAGAATATGATTGCCAGAATCTTGGAAAATCCCAAGTACACCGGCGCAGACAGCTATCCGGAACTGGTTGACATAAAATTATTTGAAGCAGCTGTCGAGAAACGGCAGACCAAACAGCGCCTGCCGGAGCGGACACCTGCACAGAAAGCGCTCAAGCGGGTCTGCGCCAAACCGCCCACACCGGAGATCGAACAGCAGGTCTCACATCTGCTCGGCAAGTTGGCAGAGCAGCCGGAGCGCATCATGCAGCCAGAGCGAACATCCAAACCGGCATATACAAATATGCAAGCCGAACTGGATGACGCTCTAAACACCCAACCGCTCGACGAAGATGCTGCCAGAAGCCTGATCTGCAAGCTGGCGCAGGAACAATACAACGCCATTGGCAACGAAGAATATGAAACCGAGCGCCTGCGGCGGCTGTTCACAGCGTTTGAATGCACGGCAGAACTCAACGCGGAATTGCTGCAAAGCACCGTCTCTGCCGTACTGGTGACGCACCAGACGGTGCGCTTGCAGCTCAAAAACGGACAAATCATTGGAAAGGATGATCTCGCATGACAGACGAAAAGCCGCGTGTCATTATCATTCCACCCAAGCCAGAATTGCAGCAAACGGCTGCGGTTACGAAGCAGCTTCGCGTTGCGGCATACTGCCGTGTTTCCACGAAAGAGGAAGAACAGGCCAGCAGCTATGAGGCGCAGTGCGAATACTATACCGACAAAATCATGTCCAACAAAGAGTGGACGATGGCTGGCATTTTCGCGGACGAAGGCATCACCGGCACATCTACGAAAAAGCGTACAGAATTCCTGCGGATGATCCGCCAGTGCAAGCAGAAAAAGATCGACCTCATTCTGACAAAGTCCATTCAACGATTTGCCCGCAACACGCTCGACTGCATCAATTATACGCGCATCCTCCGACAGCTTGGCATTGGCGTCCTATTCGAAAAAGAAAATATCAACTCTCTGCCAGCGGACAGCGAATTCATGATCACCATGTACGGCGCAATGGCGCAGTCCGAAAGTGAATCCATCTCCGGCAACATCCGGCGCGGCAAGCAGATGCACGCAAAGGTCGGAACACTGAAAATCCCTTGCTACCGGCTCTATGGATACGAAAAAGATGCAGATGGCAAATTCCGCGTCATACCAGAACAGGCAAAAATCGTGCGCGAACTCTACACGCGATATGAGAGCGGCGCCAGCCTGCGCAATCTGCAAGACTGGCTGGAAGAAAATCAGATCAAAACGGTTCTCGGAGAATCAAAATGGACAACGACAGCCATCAAGGGCATCCTGACGAATGAGAAATACTGCGGCGACGTGCTGCTTCAGAAAACATTCCGGACAGATGTCATCAGCAAGAAGGTTATCAAAAACGTTGGACAGATGGCGCAATACTATATGCCTGACCACCATGAAGCCATCGTCAGCCGGGAGCAGTACAATGCAGTAAAAGCAGAAATGGCACGTCGGAGTGCCCTGCGCAGCCCGTCCAAAACGGCTGTGACAGGACGCTCCTGTTATACAAGCAAATACGCCTTATCAGACAGGCTCGTGTGCGGCGAATGCGGAACACTCTACAGGCGCTGCACATGGACATCTCTCGGACGAAAATATCCCGTCTGGCGCTGCACCAGCCGCCTGAACTACGGAACAAAATACTGCCACGACTCCCCGACGATCAAGGAAGAACCGCTGCAAAACGCGATTCTGGCAGCCATCAACTCCGCCATGAGCAACAAACCGGCCCTGCTCGACCTTATCAAGAATGCAGTTTCCTTAGAGCTTCTGCCGGTGCAGGGTCAGACCATGAGCATTTCCGATATCGAACAACGGCTGGTGCAGTTAGATGAGCAATTTCAACGCCTGCTGGCGGAAGCTATTGATGCCGAGGATAAAGAAGCCTGCAATGCGCAGTTCGCGGAGATCCTGGCCGAGCAGACTTCCCTCAAAAGGCAGAAGGAAGCAATTCTGCAAAGCAGCAACGATGCAGACCGCGTCTGCACCCGCATGAAGCAGGCAGAAGAAGCTATAGAGGACACCGCACAAACGATCACAGAATGGAACGAAAACGCCATCCGGCAGATCGTGGAGCGCGTGACAGTCCTGTCCACTGATGAGATTCTGGTGCAGATCAAGGGCGGCGCGGAAATCAAGCAAACGATAAATGAGTAAAAGAAGATTCCCTGTTCGATTCCGTGCTGCACCTCTTTGTGTGGGCAAGCAAAGTCCTTACCACAAAGTCCACTTCAAAAAAGAGCACTGGAAAGCCGCACCAGCTGAATGAAGCGGTCAACAAAAACATACAGCGAAGGCACGACCAAGCATCGTGCCTTTTACGTTATCCACGATTACCGTGAGCCATTCAGAAGCGCTGTTGTCCTTGCATTGACACCCATAAGCTCCCGCTGCGTCTGCCGGTTTGCTTGGCACATGGGCATCAGAAAATTCACAGCCTTTCGGATCTGCTGCAGGTCAGAAGAAGTAAGAGCATTCTGATGCAGATGCTCCAAAACACGGCTGTAAGCGTCCTTCAAAGATGCGGACACGGCAGGCTGAAAGAAATAGGTTGAGATCAGGCCGCCGATCAGGGCGGCTTCGTTATCGGTATACTGCATGACTGCTCCTCCCTCACAAGAATCAAACGAACGGGGCAATCATACCACAAAATATTGTAGCAGGCTATTCGCAAAACGACGAAATATACGATGCGCGTCAGCGCGGAAAGGAGAAGCCATGAACGTCAGAAAACCTGTGGATTACGGCACAATGCATAGGGAATTGACCGCAATTCTTGCGCAGAATCTTCCGCAGATGGATGAAGTATACGCCATCGGCAAGGCCATCAGCCAGCGCCCGGAGAAAGGCGCAGCGGTCGCAGCGGCAGAGTTTTTGCAGGCGAATTTCCCTGACCGCACAGGCTTTTCCCCGCGCAATGTGCGCCGGATGCGCGATTTTTACAGGACTTATGAAAATGACCAAACGCTCCTCCGGCTGGCGATGAAAATTGGCTGGACGCTGAATGTGGTGATCATGGAATCGGAGTTGACGATGGATGCAAGGCGCTGGTATCTCCGGAAAGCCAACACAGGCGGTCTATCTAAGGCAGCGCTTCTGCGAATGATAGAATCTGCCGCACATCTGGAAATATCTCTCGACGAAAGCAAGCAGGACTGGTATACTAAAGAAAATGATGAAAGTTCGGAGTGAATGCAGCGTGAAGAATATCCTGTTTATCTGCCACGGCAGTATCCTAAGAAGCCTCGAAAAAGCCTGTTATATCAACGGTTTTCGTCGCTCAAACGGCGCGTACTACACCACAATTGCACCATTTGTGAAAGAGCTTTGATGTGACAGATAAGACGCTTTGATAATGTTCCGGGATCAAGGTTTAATAAATCCTCTACTAATTCAGGCGAAATGGAAAATTTATTACTGGAGAATATATTCATGATTCCATTACAACTGGGGCCGGGGATAGCACTCGATACTTTCCGCTCTTGGGCGTTTCCAGAAAGTAAACGCCGTCTTTGCATTGAAGCTGCTGCTTGATGGTGATCTGGCCGGTCTTGAAATTAACGTTGTCCCAGGATAGACCTAACAACTCACCTTGACGCATACCTGTGAACATCGCAACGATAAACAGGTTATCGTATGCATCCTTCTTCGCTTCCTTCAGCATTCGGGCGATTTCCTCTGGTTCCAAGGGCTTGATTTCTGGCCGAACGACTTTGGGAAGTTTGCAGCCGGCAGTTGGGTTCTTGTGAATATAACCATTCGAAATTGCCTGCTCTAATGCGGCATGGAGGACACCATGTATGTTCTTTACTGTTTTCGGTGCCAGTCCTGATTTTGTAAGGGAGTTATAGAACAGTTGAATTGTATGTGTGTCCAGATCCTCCAGTTTTGCAGCGCCGAGGCGCGGAATCAGGTGCTTCTTGATTTGCTTTGAGTAGTTGCTGACTGTGAGCGGCTTCCAGTCGGCAGTATACTCTGAGATCCAGGTATTCAGCCACTTACCAACTGTTAGTTTGCAGGAAGGTAGGTAGGTGCCGGTATCAATCGACGTTGTGATCTCTTTTAATCTCCTAGTAACC